AGTAGGAGCGCCAGGCGAACCGGGCTTACGCATCTTTTCCTTAGAACCCTCACTAATACGTTCACGTTTTTTGTGGATATTGGCGTACAAACCAGCTTTCATATTAATATCCCCCTGCCTTGCGGCCTTCTGACATTGCAATGGCTTTAGCCTGCTCAGGCGTCTTTACCTTCTGACCGCTACCTGATTTCAGCTTGCCCTTAGAATATTCGCGCATTACTTTAGCTACTTTAGCTTGCATCTTATCTGTATCTGGCATATCTATCCCTTATAGGTTTTGATTGGAACCAAGCGTTTCTTGCATACCCATCTCTGGGTTTAGACGTGAATCAGAAAGGAGTTGACGGCCTCTACGTCTTGCGCCACGCATTCTTGCGCCAGCCTCTTCTTGTGCCTTTGTTGGTTTCTCAACTACTGGCTCTGGCTTTGGCTCAGGAAATTTTGTTCCACCACCACCACCTCCAAATACTCCACCCATGATTAGCTCACTTTCATTTCGTTAGAGCCAAGCGTTTGAATGCCTGTCTCTGGGGTTAAACGTGTATCGGATAGCAACATACGGCTACCGCCACGAACACGCGCTTTAGTACGAGCTGCGTTTTGCTCTGCAAGCTCTCGCTTTTCTTCTTCTGCTTGCGCCCTAATTCTTTCGTTTTCTGCCTTAGTCTCAGCAGCTGCTCGTTCAGCACCGCTGGTATCTGGAGATCCACCAAATAGTCCACCCATTTAATACCTCGTCATTAGTAAGTAATCCACCTTGTCAGGGCCATACATCTTTAAAATAGATTCGGTCTCAAACCTTAATGCTTTCGCATAACGTATTGCCCGAATATCATCAGTTCTAACAGTTATTTGCAATCTATGCAAATTGAGATATCGGGTTGCGATATCTATAAAGGATCTGCCACACCTAAGCATAGATGCCGGGTGCTCTCTAGCCTGGTTATCAAAGATGCTCCACATCTCGCCGACCCCACCCCAAAACAATACAACCCCAAAGATAGCTATTGGTTTATTTCTATAGAAGGCGGTAACTGCCGCGCCAAGCATAGACTGACTATAGATCATGGATCTAAGGTCATAGCCCCTAGCCACAGCCAACAGCTCTGGCTGAGTGGTATCAAGTTGGTCAAAATGGTCAATAACAAATGGCAGATAGTACACACCTCTTTTGGGGTGCATCTCTTCATTCATTACTTCATAAGGTATAGTTACTTTCATCTTGAGAATATATCAAAGTCGCTGTTGGCTACGGTTTGAGCTACAAAGGTCTTGCTTTGCCCTGCTGGCCCTCTAGTCATGCGCTTGTATTCGCCCCCGCCTAGCAGCAAGTAGCCGAACGCGTCACCTACGTGGGAGTGCTCATTCTTATTGGGCGCATCCCTAAACCGTTCTTGGCCTGATCCTACCGAGATACGCTTGAAGTGATAGCCGCCTGCCAATGATTTACGCAGCATCTTGCATTTTGTGTCAACCAATAGGCCTGGCTTACCGTTAATTAGTCTCTGCATGGGCGCGGCAGCCGACTCTCGGCGCACCTTAAAGTCGTTTGATGGCGTAGGCTGGGCTTTCAGACCTAGTGTTTTTAGAAAGTCAAAGGCCGTTACCTCGTAGATTGCGTCTCTAGCCATACCAGCTGGATCGCCCCATACCAATACTTGAATGCCAGGGTACCTAGCGTTTAGCTCCGATATGAGCTGGTGGCCAAAACGCTCTAGCCCCATATCAAAAGTAACAATCTCATCGATAATCTGCCATGTACCAGACGGCAAACGCTGCCCAATCACCGCGGCTGGGGTTAAACCAAAGTCAAGACCGACTTGAATCGGCACCGTAGGATCTACCTCAGTAGGGCCAGACATAATATTATCGTTGTATTCTGGCCACACCGACTTGCCCTCTTGCACGTAGGTGTACTTACCCTCTGCGTAACACCTAATCCAGTCTAAATTCTTACCCAGCAGCATCTGCTGATAGTAGCCAGCTGGCAGGTTGGCCACGTTTTCGGCCTTACGATTGATCTGCCACCATTTACTGGACGCAAAGATGCAGTCGTTTGCCTCTGGATTATCCGGCAGATCCTCGGCTGGCAGCTCAATCACGCCGCCAGGCTGCTTAAAGAATTTCCAAGCATACGCGCCCGTCATCTTTTCTTTTTCTGCAAGGCGATACCACCAATGGTCGTCATCCATCGGGTTGGTATCCATCCAAATACCATGCCAGCTAGCGCCGCCATCGCGTTTAGTAGGGTATCGACCCACACGGTGTGTAAGGCCATCGATTACAGCCTTCGGTAATTCACGCGCCTCGTTCACCCATGCGCCTGTTAGCTCTAGGGATAACAGCTTTCGCACGTCTTTAGGCTGGTCAAGCGCCAGGAAGATAACCTCGCAGTCAATACCAGCTGCGCCGTCTCTAGCAGGCAGCCGGATATGGTGGGTAATGGGCGGCGTATGCAGCATTGGCCCAAACGTGTTCTCGGGAAACAGGTCTAACCAGGTCTTGATTGTGGTAGTCTTTAACTCAGGGTACGAGTTTCGTACGATAACAAAACGGCTATATCGGATGCCATCGATAGGGCTAGGCTTTTGCTGAATTGCGCGGATAAACACCTCAGCAGCGCAAGCATACGACTTGCCGGAGCCCACAGGCCCCATCATCCCGCGCACAAACGCGTTAGACGTGAGAAACTTATATACCTCGGGGCTTTTGGAGAAGTCTAGGTTCAGACCTGTAGAGGGAATTGCTTTAGAACTAGCCTCTTTGGTACGTGACATAGATAACCTTTTAATGATATTTTCTTAAATATACTGTATAAACAACAATATGCAAAATTATTTAGGGTAATTATGGCCGGATATCACCTAACAGATGCAGAATTTATAGCGGAATGGAACAGTTCCCCTAGCGCGCAAGATATGGCAGATAAGGTTGGTATCAATGTTCGCAACCTATTAAAGCGCAGGCGTGCGATTGAGTCTAGAAACAACATTACTTTAGTCGCAAAGGGTGGCGGCCAAGACAAACTCAAGTACCAAAACGCTAAAATTAGTAGGGTTGATGAAACTCCGCACAACGCTAGGCGTGAGATCCAGATGGAGAAGGGGCGCGTAGTCGTATTCTCCGATGCTCACTTTTGGCCAGACGATTACACCACCGCATACAAAGCGCTCTTGATGATTATCAAGGAGTTCAGACCTAAAGTCGTTATTGCTAACGGCGATGTGTTTGATGGCTCCCAGGCTTCGCGCCATCCCCGCATTGGCTGGTCTAATACGCCAACCATCAAGGAGGAGCTGGAGGCCTGCAAGGAGTTCATGGGCAATATTGAAAAGGCCTCGATTGGCGCAGAGCTGATCTGGACGCTCGGCAACCACGATGCGCGCTTTGAGACATTCCTTGCAGCTCAGGCTAGCCAGTATGAAGGAGTAGAGGGCTTTACCCTAAAAGACCACTTCCCATTATGGAAACCCTGCTGGTCTTACTGGATTAATGACGATACGATGATTAAGCACCGCTGGAAGGGCGGGTTCTCAGCTGGTCGCGCTAACTCGCTTAACGCTGGAGTTAACATCATTACTGGCCATACACACAATCTGGCCGTCCAGCCGATAACAGACTTTAGCCCAGCTTTCCGACATAACGGCGGTACACGTTACGGCGTACAGACAGGCACATTGGCAGAGCCAAACTCGGAGCAATTTGTTCATTACACCGAGGATAACCCAAAAGACTGGAGATCAGGGTTTGCCCTACTGTCTTTTGAGCGCGGTCGCCTCATGTTGCCAGAGTTAATCCAGGTCTGCGGCGAGGATGAGTTTGAGTTTAGGGGCTGTATCAATAAGGTATGAGGCTAAGTCCAGAGGTTGTCCGCAACCTTTACGCATCCCTCTACTGCTGCTACCCATTTACTAAATGGAAGATGCCGCTGCCAGAGGAAATTGATTTTGTTGTAACCGCAGACCCAGAGCTGATGGGAACTTATCTCTATGATACGGGCGAGGAGTATGAGCATTGCGTTACCGTATCATCAGCGCGCTGCGGCCATTACTATACCGTCCTAACCACGCTGGCCCATGAGATGATTCACATGAGTTTTTACAGGCAAAAGGGCGATAAGTGGCTGCACCACGGCAAACCCTTTAGGGATCGCTGCCGCTTGGTAGCTACAGAGCTGGGGTTCGATCCGCTAGAGCTTTAATTAGTAACATTTATGTTACTAAAAAGACAATAGAAACCGATTGTTTTAATCTCCGCAAAAACACGGTATTCCCTCTTCATCAGTTTTAAACATATCAGCCTGATCTGCTGCAAAATTCTTCATTTGAATATAGCTTGGCCTATCTTTTCTAAACCTAGCTCCATCACCAGTAAACTTTCCAGCAGAGTGTATTCTAGCCTCTTGCTCTGCCCACCAAATAGCTCTGTCAGGCTTTTCTGCAATAAGGCTTAATGTTTGTGGGTACCCCTTTAAAAAACATAAATCACAGTTGCCGTGATAAGTTTTGCCATTGAAGTTTGGCAAACCCAAATCAAAAGACTGCTCTCTCCAAAACTTTCCTACATCTGCTGCGGTAATGCCTGCGGTAAATAAAGGCACTCGCTCCCTTGCCATTTTCATAGCCCTTCTTGGCTCATCTGCCCTAATACCAACCCAATCCATGTTTTCGTTGTGTTTCCATCCTAACGACTTTAAATACTTATCTATTGTTCTTATTTTTAATTCAACAGTACAAAACCTTGTTACTGGATTTGGTAAGTAGTTTTTCTTTGTAATTAATGCCTCAAAAGGCTCACCATTTCTGCTGGCTGTAGTAAAATCTACAACCTTGAATTTAGGGTCAAAAGGCAGGTACTCTAACCAATGTATAGGAACATTCCAGTTTTGACCACAATCTCGTACAAATTCCAGCGTAGCTTCTTCTTCTTTTCCTGTATTTGCAAAAACTACAATGGCCTCATCAGGTAACTTCCCTTTATTAGACTGCAATATACGCCAAAGCATATAGGCAGAAGTGCGACCGCCACTAAAGCTAATTACTGTTGGCTCCAGTATTTCAAAAGGATCGCTCATTGTGCAACCTGATAAATAAACAATACAATCCCAGCAAAATAAAAGATAACTGCTGCACCCTCAACCACAAATAGCGGCGTATCGTCTAGCGCATAACCAGCAATAGCCCACATAGTCGAGCCAATAAACCCCAGTATCAGGTTTGCCGGGTAGATATTGAGCGCAGTCAGCAGAATGCTAATCAGGCATATGCCTGTGCCAACCCATTTAAATGTAATCATGTTAGTTCCTATGGTAGATATTTTGCTTATTGGCAAGCATTGATTTAATAAGCTCATCCATACTAAAGAAGTATTGAATAAACTTAGTCCCATCTTGGGAGTAAATGGTAAAGCTCATTTAATCCTCTTGGCTATCTCGCGCTCAATATACCACTTGGCTTTGCGTAGATCCTCTACTGCGTCATGCTTTTCGTCTGCGCGCCAAATATACTTCATCGCATTGCCCAGGCAAAACCCCATGTGCTCGGTAATCTGTATGCACTCGATTCCAGACGGGTGGCTTAGGTAGTGTTTTGGCTTATTCACCGCATCGTACGGTGAATCGTACTCTGGATTGTTCGGTTCAAAGTGCGCCATTGCTTAATCTCCGATCAGGTCTTTTAGATTAATGTTGCGTTTCTTTAGCTCGCGCCTGAACTTCTCCAT